TAATTTATATTGGGCTGGAGGTAATGTAATCACTTTAAAAAAATACCATACAGCTAAATTTATATCTAAGGGTACATATTTTATACTAATAGGTATCCAAAAAGATATATAAAAACATTGTTACGATAAGATGAAGAGAAATAAAAATGTTAATTAACTTATGTTAACAAGACGTAATCTTTTATAAAATAATAACGTATTAAATCGCATACAGGAGGTATTGAAATACGAGATGAAAAAAGTATATGCTAAGAATGAATATGTAATATTATATAGTGAGCATAACAATAATTATACAGTATATAATACGAAGAAAGAGTGGGAGAACGGACATACTCATATAAATTCATTCAAGCAGGCGCAGTATTTAATAGACTGTTGCATTAAGTATAAGGTACCTGATAAGGTTAACAAGTACTTCCTTGTTAGCCTTACTAGGATTACCAATGATAAGAAATACAGAGATAGAGTACAGAGAAAAATAGACAATATAGGAGCTAAACAAAATTATTATAATACTCCTAAAGGTTTTCACAAGTAGAGAGGAGATGAATTAATGGCAGGTAAAAAGAGAGAAGAACCTACTATGATAACATTAAATGGAGAAGTGATGTCAGTAGAGGAACGTAACAGAAGAATGAAGCTAGAGTTTGTTAATGGAGGACTTAGCTTAAAAGAATTAGCAGATAAGTACGGATTAAGTTATAATACAGTTAGAGTTATGAGTTGTAATGGTAAATGGGCTGATTATAGAAGAGCATTTGAAAGTAAAGTCGCTCAGGAAGCTGAAAATCAATTAGAAGAAATATATGTAGCTACTAAGGTAGAAGTAAACCTTAATTACAATAATATATGGGAGCAAATGATGCATTTAGCGAAACGTATGCTGAGTACATCAGAAGGTATACTAGATAAGGACGGACAAGTATCAGTATATAAATTAAATCAATTAGCAGATATAATAGCTAAGTGTCATCAAGGACAAATGATTACAACAGGATTTATGACTAAAGAAGCGCAAGCTAAACTAGACTTAGAATATAGAAAGATGAATATACAAGAAATGATAGCTGGTATAGGAGAAGATGATGTAATACCTGATAACTTCTTAGATGCATTAGAAGCAGCAGCAAAACGTAACTTCAAGGAGGCTAAATAATGGCAAGGGCTAAGAGCTTAAAGAACAGAGTAATACCATTTGACTTTAAGCCCTTCAGTCCTAAACAACAAATGGTACTGAGCTGGTGGGTAGATAGTAGTCCATATAAAGATTATGATTGTATAGTATGTGACGGAGCAGTAAGAAGTGGTAAAACAGTATCAATGGCTTTAAGCTTTGTAATGTGGGCTATGGAGAAGTTTAATGGTTATAACTTCGCTTTATGCGGTAAAACAGTAGGTTCATTAAGACGTAACGTTATAGGTCCTCTAAAACAAATGTTAATGAGTAGAGGATATAAAATGGAAGATGCTAGAAGCGAAGGTATGATATGTATTAGTAGAACAATAATGGCAAACGGAGAAAGACAACAGCATATTAATTACTTTTATATATTCGGCGGTAAAGACGAAGGTTCTCAAGATTTAATACAAGGGATAACATTAGCAGGACTATTCTGTGATGAGGTAGCTTTAATGCCTCAATCATTTGTTAATCAAGCAACAGCTAGATGCTCAGTAACAGGAGCTAAGATGTGGTTTAGTTGTAACCCTAACAGTCCTTTTCATTGGTTTAAAAAAGAATGGATTAATAAGTTAGAAGAACATAGAATAATGTATTTACATTTCACTATGAAAGATAACTATAGTTTAAGTGATGAAGTAATAGAAAGATATGAGCGAATGTATACAGGAGTATTCTATAAGCGTTATATATTAGGTTTATGGGTTAGTGCCGATGGAGCTGTATATCCAATGTTTGACCCTGATATACATGCAATTAAATTAAGACGTAACTGGACTAGAATATTTGTAGCAGCTGACTTCGGTATTCAGAATGCAACTACATTCGGTATATTTGGTTACTATGCTCCGGATAAAAGATATCATCAGATAGCAAGTTATTATCATAATGGTAGAGAAGACGGTCAAAAGACAGTTAAAGAATATGTTGAGGACTTAAAGAAGTTCTTAGCTAAGTATATGGTAATACCTGAATATATAACAATAGACCCTTCTGCAGCCCCTTTATTAGTTGAGTTGAGAAAAGATGAATGGTTTACTAGACATAAGATAAAAATATTACCTGCTAAGAATAATGTAGAGGTAGGAATACAATTAGTAGCATATTTACTTAATGAACGTAAATTAACATTAGACCCTGATTGTATACATGATATAGAGGAGTTTACAACATACTGTTGGGACTCAGACAAACTTGATAAAGGCGTAGAAGAAGTAGTTAAAATAAATGACCATGCTATGGATAAGATTAGATACGCAGTAATGACTGATAGTATAAACTATAAAACATTTGATGGACAAGTAAGATTGTTCTCAGGAAAAGGAGGACTGGAATAAATTGGATAATTTATATAACAGCTTTAAAAGAAGTTTATTAGGACTATATTGTAACGACCCTAAGTTTTTAGAGGAGTTAATAGAAGTAGAAAGATATTATGATTTCTATGAGGGAAGACCTTTTAGAATAGAAGATGATTTACGAGATGATACAGGACAGTTATGGACAGTAAAAGATAGAGATTATAAACCTACTAGAGAAGTAAGAAATATGACTAAGAAGCTAATGAAGAAACAAGGAAGATTTATGACGTCAGTACAACCAACATTAAGTTTGAGCGGAGTGAATACAATAGACTTAGAACAAATAGATAAGAAAAGAGCTTTAATAGAAGATATATTAGATGACGGTAAGTTTTGGAATAAATTCGCTAAAGCATTTATGGACTGTACAATAGGTAAAAGAGTATTATTAGCAGTACAAACAGAAGTAGATGAAAATGGTTTTCCTCTTACTGAGAATCCATTAAAGTTTAGATTCTATACAATGCCTGAATTTACTTATATGTTTGACCCTAATGATTGTGATAAATTATTAGAAGTACAAATAGCTTATCAAGATGCAGAAACAGTAGGTAAAGTCGCTCAAGAACAGCGTTGGCATAAATGGACATATGATATGAGAGATGACGGGTATTGCTGGTGTGTATATGAAATAGTAGATGGAAATAATACATTAGCTTATCAAGAATTTAATAATAACGAAGTTAAATTAAACTTACAATATACTGATGAGAACTATCAAATAAGTCCTACTGATGATAATAAAGTACAAGTACCATTAAGAAATGAATGGAATACAGGCTTTACTCAAATACCTTGTAAGGTAATATTAAATGATGGTTTAACTGGAGATACTAGAGGACATAGTGATATAAAAGACTTAATGGACTTAGCAATGGACTATAATAAAACAGTTTCAGATTTCAGAGATGCATTAAGATTTAAAATGTTTGAGCAACCAGTATTCGTTGACTGTGATAGCTCAAGTATAGAGAATATTAAAATAGCTCCAAACGCATTAATAGACTTAAAATCAGACCCTTCAATTGGAGATGGTACTGGAACTAAGAGTACAGCTAGTTATGGAATGTTAAGCAGTACATTTAACTTCCAAGTAGCAGCAGATAGTTACTTAACTAGATTAAAACAGGATATGTATGAGTTAATGGAACAACCATTACCTGAAAACTTAGTTAATGTAGTAAGCGGTAAAGCATTAAAAATGTTATATTATGATTTAATAACTAGATGTGAAGAGAAATGGAGTATGTGGGATGAAGCATTAGAATGGCTTGTAGATATAATAGAAGAAGCTGTATTAACATTTAATATGTACTCAGACAAACCAGATATAGGTGTAATGTCATTAGAAACTATGACTTCTTGGCTTCATAACTATCCAATACCTGATGATGAATTAGATAATAAAACAGCTTCAATAGCTGAGGTAGAAGCAGGAGTAAGAAGTAAGAAATCTTATATTGAGGAGTTTGGTAATGCAGAAGATGCAGAAGCTGAGTTCCAAAGAATATTAGATGAACAATCTCAAGTTAATGAAGTTAATAACTCAGCAATGTTTGAAATGGAAGAAATGAAATTAGGAGTAAAAAACGATAAAGAAAAAGAGAAGGATGATGAAGAGGAGGAATAAACAAAACCCTCCTTTTTCTTATATATTAAGTAAATAATATATAGGGAGTGAATATAATGAAATGTACTAATTGTAATCAAAAGAATGAAGTAGTTGAGCTTAATTGGATAGGAGATAAATTGATTATGGTTGAAGGTTTTAAGTGTAAACACTGTCATCAAGTAAATATATGTAAAGTAACTGACAACGCGCTTAGAATCGATTTATTTAAGGAATATGACCTGTTATGTCAGATAGGGGAATTAAAATCTAAAATAGAAAAACATAAGAGAAGTAATGAGATAGATGATATTACATTAAGAAAAATAAAATGTGATGAGAATAAACTAGAAGTTTTATATTCTGAGTATAAAAAATTGAAAAAAGCGAATACTATTAGAAATAAACAACTTATTAAATGGTATGAGCAGAAGGGAGTTTAGATGGCACCTAGAAAAGCATATTATGATGAACTTAATCATAAGAATCAAAAGCTATTAAAGAAACACGAGAAAGAAATAGTTAATGCTTATGTATCAGCTTTCGAAGATGCTTATGAAGAGTTGATTATAGCTACAATGGATGATGATAAGTATAATAAGAAAGCTTACTTCAAAGCTAGAATGGCTTATGTAAATCAATTATACGAGAAGCTGAGCGAATTAGAAGCTAAATATAATGTAGCTACTAGTGAGAATTACAAAGCGTGTGTTAAAGACTTCTTTGATATGGAAAGTGAATTTAAGAATGATGAATCTTATAAGAAGTTAAAAGAGGCAGTAGATAAAAAGGTAGACATAACAAATGAAAAAGCTATTAACATAATTAAATCAGGTAAAATGTATAAGACTGATGAAGATGGTAATTTCGTAGATTTAGATAATAGATTATGGAATGCAGCTAACGCGTCCGGTAAGAAATTACAGGACGCTATTGTTAGTTGTCTTGCTCAAGGAATGAGTCCGGCTGACATGGCTCGAGTATTAAAGGACTTCGGTAAAGAAGGGCATAGAACTTGGAGTGCTAAAAAGATAAGAGAGAAATTAGGTCCTGGATATGCTAGAAGTCATAGTGGAGGTTTAGATTATGCAGCTTTAAGATTAGCTAGAACTGTACATACTCATACTAATCAATTGAGAGTCATTCATAGTAAAGATAATAATCCTTACATAAATAAGATTATGTATCACTCAGCTCATATAGCTAATAGAACGTGTTCTATGTGTGCAGAGCGAGATGGACAAGTATTCGCTCCTAATAAAGTACCTTTAGACCATCCAAACGGAATGTGTTGGTTAGAAC